ATCCCACTCACCAAATCCGACATTATCTTTTATGATGAATTCTTTTTTTCTGTCATCAGATATATCTTTAAATTTTATTATAGACACTTCTTTAAGTCCTGCCTCTATAGACGCCTTTAATCTCATATTACCACCTAATACGATCATATCATCATCTACCACGATAGGCCTCACCTCAAGCATCTCAGGAAACTCCTTAATTGACTTAACTAGTTTTTTAAACTTCTCATCTTTTATAATACGAGGATTATCAGGGTTCATTTTCACATCTTTGATAGATACTTTTTCAATTTTCATATTCTTTATTATTTTTTATATTAGCTCATAGTATGTAATCAACATAACATATAAGTTATTATTTACTACCAGCTGAAGGCTTTCCACTTTTGCTTCTTTTAGAAACTTCTGTACCTCCTTCTCCAATCCTGGTAGGCTGTTGGATTGTATCAGTTTTACTTTCATCTTGTAATGGATTTTTTTCTATATAGTTTATCAAATCAAATATGGCTTCTCTGATAGAGTTCGGACACTCCCAACATATCTGTTTTTTTAAATGACTACAATACTTACTATGCATTGATCTAGTGAAGTTTATATCACTAGAAGTTATACGATCTCTGTGTTTCAAATTACTTATCTTATTATAATCTTCCTTCATAATTTTTTATTTATTTTTTTTAATCGTGATATAAAATTAGTTCCATCTTTAAATAATACATCACCTATTTGAAATGATCTATACCATTTTTCTAATTCTTCTATATTCATACTACTTTTCGGATTGTTCTCTTTCATAGTTATTTAATTTTTTTTTAAGCTCACTATACATCAACTTAAAGTAGCTGGTACATTTACAATCTACATATCCTTTTACATTGTCATCAAATCCAAACATATCAGTATATGCTTTCAGTATAAGTGGTTCAAGTGATGGTGGTATTCCTCCACGAGCATCTACCATTTTTATGAGATCTTTATATTTAGTTATATCTTTCATATTCTAATTATATTAAAGTTTCTATCATATACATCAGCAACAAAACTTGATGCGATTGCAATGATTATATTCTGTGTGTATAATAAAGTGATCCAGAATGTTGCACATTTAGGACAACTAACCAGTTTATATAGGTATAGATATATACCATATCCTTTTAGAGGTTTCAGTATCCATTTGAATGGCTCAAAATTAACTAAAAACCATCCTAATAAAAAACCTATGAGTATTTGCTCAACATATATCATTTTATAAACTTCTTATATTTTTCATAACTATCTATCCTTGCCTCAGCAATCTTAAAGTAGTCACTATCCATCTCCATACCAACAAATCTAAACCCCTCAAGCTGAGATGCAATACCAGTTGATCCTGAACCCATAAACGGATCTAAACATATTCCACCTTCTGGTGTTATTAACCTACATAGATAAGCCATTAGGTTTATCGGCTTGACCGTAGGGTGAGAATTCTTTGTTGTGGTACTTCTTTCATAAACTACATCACTTGTTCCATTAGTTGTTGATGGTAGATGATTAGACCAACCTTTACCTTTGTCCTCAAATTCATCTAATCCCATATTCCTTTCAGCCTTTGATACTTTGGCTTGATAGAAAAATCGTGAGGATCCTTCACTCTGCTCATCTAAAATCTCACCAGCAATCTCATCTAAAATTATATTTGCTGGAAATCTACCCTCTGTAATAATCTCCTCAACTTCTATACTCTTACCACCTTGCCAAGCATTATCATAAAATGATTTATTACCATCTTTATTATTCTTAAAATCTATTTTACTTGTACCGTGAGATATAGGATCAGTACCAACTCTACAACCATCTATATTAATACCACCAGTGCCCCACTTCATCACGTTCTCAGCAATTGTCTTCTCACTTAAAGGTTTTCTTGCAACACATATAGGTTCATTTGCTGGTTTAAGTGCTGTACCCCAACCTTCATAAGGTGAGGTGCCTTTTGATATATTTGGTCTTGGTGGTGTCTTCCATTTAGTATTTGTTTCATAATCACCAGCATCACTACAAGGTCTTGCTGCTGGATTTTTACCCAAATCTTCTCTTTCATTACCTTCAAGTTTATCAACAGCCTTACCAATGTTATGCGACTTCGGAAATCCTGATCCATATATCCATTGGATCTGGTCTCTGATCTCAAAACCTGCATCCTCTATATTGACAACCATCCTATGATATGTACGAGTACCACCAAATGATAAAACGTGTCCTCCTGGTTTCAACACTCTATATACTTCGGTCCAAAACTCAACTGATGGTACGTCATAGTCCCACTTTTTATTCATAAAACTTAATCCATAAGGCGGATCAGTCACAACACTATCAATAAAGTTTTCAGGTAGTTTTTTAAGTAACTCTATATTATCACCTAACATTAATTTTGTTTTTTTCATATTCCTAATTCATTTTTTAATCCGGTCATAGTACATTTCACACTATTATAAACATACATATGATCCATCTTTAAGTCATCACTTAAACTATACATCTTTTCTATATTTCTATAACTTAATCCTTTAATTGTTTTTTCTTTTTCATCACACCACCAATTATAATAATAACTTCTAAATAAGAATGCATCAAACCAATTAACTTTACTAACTAAAAAATTCTCTACCTTTATATAAACCTCATCGTCATCTACCTCATCCTCTTTTTCAAATATAAAGTCGTTCTCAAAAGTTATATAACTTCTATACATCTTATAAAATTCACTGGTTGAAGATTGATACTGGTTCTTCAAATAACCATAACAATAAAATAGTAGTTGTTTTCGTTCTATAAGACCCACCAGTTTATCTTCTTCCATCTCAAGTAGATAAAGTATCAACTCTTGTTTCAAGTCATCACTAAACCTCTTATTCGGACAAATTTTATCCAACATAGAATCAAGCTGGGGACTTTCATAGAACTCAATTAATTTACTCTTCCAATCCATCAACACTATTATTTTTTTCATTAAAACAATCTATAAAGTTTTTAAAATTAGAACACATCTCATACTCCTCAGCATTAATCAAGTATTGAAATAACTTCATATAAAACTCCGTGACATAGTCATAACATTTGTTAATCTTTTCTATATTCTCAGAACACTCTAACATTCCTGAAAAATAATCTAAAAATGATATACTAAAACTATCTATGTTCTGTTGTGATAAGGTCACATCTGTGCTAAGTATTTTACTCATTAAAATCATTGCTGACATATAGTCAAAAATCTGCCTGTCCTCGGACTTAACTTCGTCCAAGAACTCAGGCATATCTGATGCAATAACGTCAATCATCATATCTATTGTTGTATTCATTATCGTTGATTAATTTTTTAAGTTGTAATGCTTTATCCACCATTGTGTGTAAATGTGATCTATATAAATCAACTCTATCTATATCACCTTCTATTGCCATATTCGTAATGTACTCGGAGCTCTGTATAATTTGTCTAATACATTTTTTGTATTCATCTCTTAAGTAATGTGTCTGTTTCATAGTTCGTTTTTCTTTTATATATTTAGTTCTAAAAGCGTGTTTTAGTCATTTTCGTACTCAACTCTTTAAGTTCTTTTAAGTCAATTCTCAATGATGCTATAATCTTTCTCACTCTTGCACAGGCCGTTTTATTGCCCATAGTACATAGATGAACTTCATTCTCTAAATTATATAACTTACCATCTATGTCAAAACTTTCTATATGCTCAATAAACTTATCAAGTATTTTTATATCACCATTCATATGTAGATTGAGGCTTTTTTTTTATCAACAAGTTTTCTTGTTGCTCTATCACTCATCATATTAATAAGTAGGTCATCAGGTATATCTTTCAATTCATCATTATAAAATTTCCATATAGCCTTCCACATTTTATCTAATTGTTTATTACCCGCCATAGCAGAGTAGTCATAAACAGATCTACAAATCTTTTGATATATTGTAATCATTTGGTTTAAACCTTTTAGATCGGTCATAAAATTAAACCTGATCTGTTTTTGTACCCACTTTTTTATTTCAAGTAGTTCATCACCAGTGATAGGTAATCTTGACAATCTAACATAGTCAGCCTCACACACATTACACTTTCTTCTATAATTAGGTTCTTTATCCTCACCACAATTTGTGCAAGTATCAAAGGTATAGTTCTTAGCTCTTTGTAGAGTACATTTATTACAAACCTTTTTAAGTCTTGTATAACCTCTTGCATCAGTATAAACTGAGGTTGGATCACCACACTCACTACATTCTCTATAATCAGTCAAAGTATTCTTTTTCATCTTCTTCTTTTATATTTTCATCAAATAGTATTTCTAATTTCAAATCTCTTATATCAGATTTTAATCTATTAATCCGTGCAATGTCATCGTCAATTATTTCCTCAAAATCTAATTGTAATTGTAGTGACTCAATCTTATGTAGTTTCCAATTAGGGTGCCATTTGTTATTTTTCATATAGTATATATTTAATTTTTAGTTCTCACTAGAATATGATTCCAAGTTGTCTTGCTCTACTATGATTTACACCCATAATCTCAACTGCCTTCTTATTGATATAATCACCAGTTTTTATATTATATGTTTTTCCTTTTGTATAATCAATTTTAGTCAGAGATTTCATCACTTTTCCTTTACTTTTATCTGTTGTTGAAACCCAGTGCATCTCCTCAACCCAGTCAAATTCTTTTTGTAATTTATCTAAATCAAAAACATATGATCCTTGTGGTGTTATATTAATATAAATCAACCTTGTTTTAACATCTATATAACATTCTTTTTTAGTTTTAGTATCCATCTGTCGTCTAACCTTTTTTAAGTCGTTAAACTTAATCTTTTCAAGTATAAGTTCTGGGTAAAATTTATCTCTAACTTTAACCTCAACAATCATTCTATCAATTAAAGTAGATGTACCTTTTTCAAATCTAAATATAACTCCATCATATACATCATATCCTTCTGCTGGTGTCATCCAAGTTTTATAGTCATAAGCTGTAGGTAGTTTATCAAATATAAGTTTTAAGTATCCTCTTTCTAGTAATGATTTTTCATAAAATTTGTTTTGTGTAGTATTCATAAGTTTGTTTTTTCTTTTATATATTTTAATAAAAAAGCCGCTTTTTTCTACTATGGATTTTTTATACAGATATACTAAACTTAATAGATTTCTATGATATAACTACTATAGTTTGTTTTTAGATTAGGACCCGTCACTCTACTTGTACGGGTTTTAATCTTTTTTTATATCTATCACATTATAGTCATTTGATTTTTCACTCCGTGTGGCTCCGTGAAACAAGACATCCAGACATTGGTTGTATCTAGATAATCATTTAAATAATTAGAGGTCCTTTTTTCTCAATCTATATTATTATATTATTTATGTAATATATTCTATATTATATTACTCTTACCCGCTTTTGAAAATAGATATATAATATGTATATCATATTTATACTATACTACTCTTACCCACTTTTTAATCATATACATAAAAAAGATATAAAAAAATATAAAAATGGGTAGAGGGAAGAGATATACTTTTTATATATAATAAAAAACAAAGAAATTAATATGAAAATAATCGTACCAAAAGAAGTTGAAATGTCTATACTATCTATGAGTGGTAATAGGACCGTGAAGACCAACGCCATAAAAATATATGCGGCGTTCTATCTAAAATCAAATCTAAAAAATAGTAATGGGTATTTTCCTGTACCAGCTGAGTATCTACAAACTATAAATAAAAGATATAATAAAATCCTAAAGCACTTTATAGAGACAGGTATAATAGATTATTATAAACGAGCTCATCAGGATCCAGAGGACTTATTCAATACTATCTATAAGAGACACTATGACACAGATAAAGGTATATGTTCTAAATATAAGTTCCTAGTTAATACGAGTATAGGTAGAGAAGTAGATATAGATATGTCATCAGATAAGTCATCTAGATGGTATGAGGTTTTAGAATATAGTTTAGTAGAGACAGGATTTGATGTAAAGATTACAAGAGATGCTTTTGGACGTAGAGTTCATCACTCAGCTATCAGAGATTATAAAAAAGATTTTATAGGTTATTATACTATAGATAGTGTATGTTCTCAACCTAGATTACTATACCTATACTTACAACAAAAAGGAATAGTAGATGAGGCGTATAGTAATATATTTGATAATGGTTTAGATTTTTATGGTGAGGTTGCTCATAGATTAGAATTAGAGTCCAGACAAGATGCTAAGGATCTTTTTATGTACTGGTTAAATGGTAATGGCTATGTACCGAACTATGGTATTCATAATATATTTCCAGGTGTGTCATCATTTCTAAAAAAACTAAAGAAGGGTAATTATAAGAATTCAGGATCACTACTACAACGTATGGAAAGTAAAATATGGATTGATGACATATTGAATAATATCCCGTGTGATTTTGCTATACCTATACACGATTCCGTTATAGTAAAAGAAAAAGATGTTGATTGTGTCCTGATGTATTGTCAGGCTAAGTATCCACAACTAAAGTTTAAAAAAGAAAAAATAAAATAAAAAAAGATCAAAAAAGTGAAAAGGAAGGTATATGTACTTTATATATACTATATAAAAAAAAACAAATACTATGAACCCGAACATCGTACCATCAGAAAAAAAGATCCAACTAATAGGATTTATAGATTTCTACTCAACTAAATTTGTTAAGAAATCACTTGTTATAAAAGAACTCACACAATTAAGGAATAAGTATATTTACAAAGATATATCACTTGATGAGTTCAACAGAGATAGGAAGTATCTAAAAAATATAAAAGATTTATCAGAGATGAACTAAACATTTATATATATAACATATATAACATATATACAAAAAAAATAAAAACAATTATGAAATACGACAAATCAAATTTTACATCAGTACTAATCACTAAAGAAACAAAAGCAATGCTAAAAAACTATATGGAAGAGTATCATATCACTAATAGTTTAGATATATCATATCATAAGGCTATAAAGGCATTACTATCCGAACACTATAGAAATATAGATAATCTATTTGTAGAAGGAAATGATGTAGCAGAAAGAAGTATTGACTAAACACCGACATATATAACTCTACCGATTGAATTGCCAAATTATAATTAAATGAGTTGGTCCGTGTGAATAAAAAAAAACCCTGATTTATCGTCAGGGTTTTTTATTTATATAAAATCTTTAGTTTCACTTTCACCTCGTTTTATAATCCTAACGAGTTTCTTCCATATACCAACACCAGTCATCTTCTCAACACTTTCATCAATTGATTTTAACTCAGTTATACTTATAAGTACCGATCCGATTTTAGTCACAGGTAATATACCCATCAGTATAAAGGTTTCAAATAAAAATAAACTTATAATAGTCAGTTGATATAAAAACATTTTAGAGATAGTATTACCCATCTTTCTACTGGTGATCTGTTCGTTCATTTTAAAAGCTCTGTATATACCGACTAGGAAATCTATCACTATTAAGACACCGATTGTTAATAACATTGGTATTACTGGTGTGAATATAGAGATTGTTGCAACAAACATAGGTAATAAGTATTGTTTCATAATATAGTTTATTTTTATAGTAAAGGTATTCCATTACCAGGATTTGCTCCGAATCCATCACAATTCTGTGGATCGTCAAATCTACCACCTGGTACATATATACCCCAGAAGTAGTTCTGTCTTGATGACGGAATGTTTTCAAATGTATTAACATAAAACTCTAGGTACTCAGGAAATGTTGTAGTAGATCCCATCAAATGTTTAGTCAATCTATCTGTGAAGTATTGAGCCTTATGTCTTATACTTGAGGTCAAATAATTCACCTCATTTAAATCAGATGGATTAGAGTTGTCAGAGTTTTGTTTAGAGATTGCCTTATTTGTAAATTTATAATTTGCATATAAAGCAAACTCCATAGTCGCCCACCAAGTTAAGGCCGGCTGAATATATTGAGTAATCAAATCAATCTCATCAACATTTAAAGTTGTTGTACTTATTTTATCCATCAGTGAGTAGTAAAACTTTGTTCCTAAACATCTTTGAATATAAGTGTCCTGAGCCGGCTTAATATAAACCGCAAGTTCATCCTCATTTACATATTGTAAAATAGGTGAGTTGTCTTTTAAATACTTAACCGTGATAAAAGCTGAGTATATCATTTTATAAAGTATATTTTTTTAATACTAATGGTTCGATAAAACCATTAATTCTTGCAAGTTTATTTAAAACTCCCTCTATATCACGCTGTCTATATTGAATATAAACTGCTTGATATATTCCTAAACTATCCTCTAGTTCTAATCTACCACCTAATTGACCGGCAACAAACACACCATATAACATAGGATTGATGACGTTGTGAGCTACGAAAATGTTTTGACGTATTAAATCATTCAATTCAGTATATCGTTTATCAGAATCGTTTAAATCAATTTTAGTTAATTCTGGTTTTTGATCCGTACCATTGCTGAAAGCAAGTATAAACTTACCCGCACCATTTGGTCCAGTAAATTTATCCTGTATTTCTCTATATGCTCTTTTCATTTCCTCAGGCGTTGGTACTCCACTATTAAATGATAGTAGAAATCCTGCTGAGAACCCGTTCATAATAGAGTTTTTATGGAAGTGAGCTATCTCATACTCCGATATAAACCAGTTTAAAGAACCATAGTATTTAGGTACAGAGTACCACTTATTACCAATTGAGTACTTTTTATAGTATAATACCTGTGTCTTCTCCTTTTTATACTCTGTTGAGAATGCTTGTATCCTTGTTGGAGGACATCTTCTTAATCCGATGGAAGACCAATCCTCAGCCATCCAGAAGTATTGTTCCTTTTTAGATGTATAAAACTCC